GATGATGTTCAGAATAAGATTGCTTTTCCCACTTCCAGAACTACCCACGATAACGCCACGCCATGGTATGCTCATATTAGTAGCCTTATTGATTTTCGTTCCAGTTCCTTTTAAAGTCTGAGGTAATTCTTTATAAAAATTTATTAAACTCATATTTATATATAATAATATTAGAAAAAAAATAATCTAATGCTATATAATAATGAGTAATCCCTACCCGAAACCAAATTTAATTTTTGGGCTACCAAGTAAATTTAATATTCAAGATTTCCCGCAAATTGATTCTTCTTGTGATTGTTCTAATGGTTATATTCAAAATATTTATAATTCAGATGTCATTTATTACAATAATACTGATGTAATATATTTAAATAGTAGTATAACCTTACCCTCAGGAATATGGCAGCTCAACTATAATTTTCCCATATTCACATGGCGTGATTATAAATCAATTGTTTTCCTATCAACTTCATCAAGCACAGCAACAGCAATAGCAAATCGCCTTATTATTTCTCAATCTGTATATAGATCAAATTCTAACGTTTTAAATTCTTCAATTTCTCAATGTTCAAATAGTTTCGTATTATCAATTCCACAAACAACAACATATTATTTATATGGGACTATAGATCAAGCACCAGCTGCATCAACACCAATATTTAGTAATAATATTACAGCTATTACAACTAATCCTGATTCAAGTATCATAATATCAGCAATTTTAATTAAATAATTTCTAATTTATAATAATAATATAAATTATGAGTTATTACGATGCTCCTAATATTCCTTTTGGATTACCAAGCAAATTTAATGCGAATGACTTTATTAATCCACCAAAAGATAATACAACTAATTTAGATAATAGATACTTGAAAAAAATATCAAATGATATAACCCCTTTTAATTTAACCTGTAATAAATTAACATCTAATGAATTAGAAAGTGATTTATTAACTATTACAGGAAACAGCACCTTTTTATCAAATATTAATGTTTCTTCAATCGCTACAATTAATAATTTAAATGTTTCTGAGAATGCTACTTTTAATAATATAGCATCTAATAATTTGTCTGTTAATTCATCATTAAATATAACTGGTTTGACGAATTTCAGAAATAATTTATTTATGAATGATAAAACAATCTTATTACGAAGTACAAATCAACATGGGTTAAAAATGGCAGGAGGAGGGGCTTCAACATTTTCTGGTATTGATGTAGACGGACCTATTTTATTTGGAAATGGTGTGTGTTTGGGAACTGGTCAAGGACAAGGATCGGATAGAGCTTATTTATTGATAAAAAATAATAATACTTCTATCATGTCTAATTTAAATATTTCCGGAAATGCTAATTTTAATAATGATGTTATTATAAATAACAATCTCACAGTTAGAGGAACAACAACAACAATAGATAGCACTAATGTAAATATAGCTGATAATATACTTTTATTAAATTCTAATTTTACAACAGGTTCCTTGTTATCTAGTTTCCAAAGTGGTTTAGAAGTAAGACGCGGTTCTCAGTTGCCCTATCGGTTTGTATTTTCAGAAGCTGACGACAGTTTTAAAATAGGTGTTTTTAATACTTCTATTTCAGATTTACAAAGTGTGGCAACTAGACAAGACACACCAACCATAAATGGTTTGACCTTTTGGAATACTCAACAATCGCGCCTAGATACATCATCTAATTTTGTTGTTAGTGGAAATAGTATATTTTTATCTAATTTAAATGTTAATAGTAATTTAAATGTATCTGGTAATACAACTTTAAATAATCCATCAACCTTTGTATCAACATTAATGATTAGTGGGAATACAACAATAAATTCAGATTTAACATTATCAATTAATAAGTTTACTGGAGGATTTGGTGTTAATTGTATTGATAATTCTGGAAATGTCAGACCATATAATTGTCCTTTATATACTAGAGGATTTCAGGCAGGTATAGGATTAAATTATGAAACATTTAATGAAAGTACAACAGCTTCTTTTTTAAGGTCAGGTATTCAAATAATTTCAACTAATCCTGAGACAACATGGAGAACTATATTAGAGACTGACGCATGGGGTGATAATAATAGAGGTTCAAATATTTGGTTTTATACATATAACAGTGCTAATAGCGCTAATACTAGACTAGGTATGACAGAGCGTTTAAGAATTACTAACAATACAACAGCAACTAGTTTGACAGCTGGAACAGTTCAAATAACAGGTGGGTTAGCTATTTCAGATGATATTTTCTGTTCTAGTCTAAATGTTTTAAGCGCTGGTTCAATAAACAGTTCATTAACTATTAGTGGTTTTACTAATATTAATTCATCATTAAATGTTGTTGATAATACTGTTTTGAATACTGCTGTAATTAATGGGTCAATGACTATAAATTCAAATATTTTATTAAATGATAGAACAATTTGTATGAGGTCTAATACTAACAGCGGTCTCAGGATGTGTGGTAATGGAACAAATACTATGCCGATGCGATTTTCAAATTTTAATGCTAATGGACCTGTTTTGTATGGAGCCCAAGGGGGTATACTAGGAACTAATGAAGGAGGAACAGAACGAATATCATTACAATGGGGAACCATTGATATGAACATAAGCAATATTACACAATTCAGAAATAATGTATTTTTAAATGATAAAATATTATATTTAAGGTCGGAGGATACAAATCATGGGCTAAGAATGTGCGGCAATGGAACAAATACTTCACCTTTAACATTTGCGAATTTTAATGCTAATGGACCTGTTTTATATGGTTTACAAGGGGGCGTATTAGGAAGTGTTGAAGGGGGAACAGAACGAATAGCATTACAATGGGGAACCAATGAAATAAACATAAGCACCAATACACAATTCAGAAATAATGTATTTTTAAATGATAAAATGTTAAATTTAAGGTCTGACACAAATATTAACGGTCTCAGGATGTGTGGTGATGGAATAAATACTTCTACTACACCTTTAAGATTTGCAAATTTTAATGCTAATGGACCTGTTCTTTGTGGTGAGCAAGGGGGAATATTAGGAACTGTTGAAGGAGGAACAGAACGAATATCATTACAATGGGGAACCATTGATATGAATATAAGCAATACTACACAATTCAGAAATAATGTATTTTTAAATGATAAAACATTAAATTTAAGGTCAGATACAAATCATGGATTGCGGCTGTGTGGTAGTTCTAATCAATTTGCGGGTGTAGGTATAGATGGACCTGCTTTATATGGGTTTAGCGGTGGTATTTTAGGAACAACAACAGGAGCTCAAAAATCTGTTTTACAATGGAATAATAATAATGTTTCTATTAATAGTGATTTATTTGTGTCAGGTCGTATTAGAGGTTATACAGCTGGACAAGTATTAAATGTTGTATTTTATACATTTCCAACATCAACAGATGTCACAATATCATCAACATCTTATACAGATATAGCATCTTATTCATATACTCCAATCAGTAATTCATCAACAATAATTGTTGATTTTAATCATGTTTATGAAATTGCTGGTTTTGGTGATGATGTTTATAAATCGCGTATTATAGCTATTCAAAGTAGTAGCACAACAGAATTATCAACTCAAAGACAATTTTTTAAAAATAATGGAGGAGGAGGTTGTCGTTCAGCTTGTTTATTTCCTTTAATGGGATCATTCACTAATTCTTCTCCAAACTCTATTTCATTTCGGTCTCAAGCTTTATTAGATGGAGCAAACGATAACATATCAATTAAAATGACATTTGCGAATTCAAACCAAATAAGAATAACTGAAATAGCAAGATAATATTATGCGACATGAAAAAATATTATAAAATAAATATTTTCTATTTTATAATATATATGAAAACATTAGTTTTAGGACGTAATAATATTGTGGACTCATCAAATTCAAGATTTGAATATAAATTCAATCCAAATATTCAAATTAAAGATAACTCTATAGCATTATCATCACTAATAATACCTTATTCATGGCAAACAGTCAATTCAAACTATAACAATAAAACATTTCAAATTATTTATAATGGAACAACATACACAATAACATTAGAAGATGGAGCATATTCAGTTGCTGATATCAACGCTAGAATTCAATATTGGGCTATTCAACAAGGTATTTTATATTGTGTTAGTTCAAGTGGTTCGTATATTTATTTTATTGAGGTTGTTGATAATCCTATTACATATTCATATGAAATTAGGTCTTATCCTACGGTTTTACCATCAAGTGCCTCAAATCCTACAGGATGGACATTAAATGGATTTGCCCCTCAATTTGTTGTTCAAAATAATAATTTTGGTAAAATCATTGGTGTGAAGGCTGGTTCATATCCTTCTGTAAGTAATCAGAATACAAATTATGTAAAAAGTAGTGATTTCGCACCATCGCCATCACCAATCAATCAATTGGTTGTCAACTGTAGTTTAGTCAATAACGATTCTCTTCAATCTGCTTCAAAAAATGTTATTTGGTCATTTTCGCCAACTAACACGAATTACGGAGAAAACATCGTTATTCAACCCCCTGAATTTGCTTTTATTAGCTGTTATGATACAAATGTATCATTAATAACAGTCTGGATAACGGACCAAGATAATAATGTTGTATATTTACAAGACCCAAACTCATTAATACAATTATTGTTAAAAAATGATTAAAAAACATCTAAATAAAATAATTTTCTAACTTATTTTATATATATGTACGTTAATTTAACTAAACTACAACAGAATAAACTTAGAAAAGGTCATAATGTTCGTGTTAAAAGTTCACAATTAGGTGATTCTGGAGAAGAGCTATTTTTAGATAATATGGAAAAACGAAAGTATAGAGCTGCTGTTAAGCATGACAAAGGTATGACGATTAAACCTTCAATGCTAGAAATGTTAGAAGGAGGTTCATTAAAAAAAGTTTTAGATAAAGTAAAGAAAAATGTCAAATCAACTTATAATAAAGATGTTAAACCTGAATTACAGTCATTCGCTAAATCAACAAAAGCTGAATTAAAATCAGTTGCTAAAGATATCATGAAAGATTTAAAGGCTACCGCAAAAGAATCAACACGAAGAAAAGTAAATACTACTAAAGAAAGAGCCACTAAAAAACTAATGGAGAATAATATTATTGATGAGGAACGAGCTGAGAAAGTTCTTCAGAAATTGGGGGTTCCTAAAGATTTAGCTGAAGATTTAGTTACAAAATCCAATATTAAATTACGTGATACATCAATGAGAACATTAGATAAATTACAAGAAGGTGTGGAAAATGCTTTATCAGATATGGAATTAGAAAAAGGGATTGATTATGATATTGAAGATATGGCATCTGATGAACTAGAAGGAATGGGTTTAAAAGGTGTGAAAAGGGGACGTCATAGAGTTGTTTATTTAAAAGGTCAAGGTGCTAAATCATTTTTTAAAAAAGTAGGTCATTCTATTGGAAAAATAATTTCTAACCCAGCTGTGAAAAAGGTTGTGAAGCAACTTGCGACCTCTGGTATATCAAGCCTAGGAGCGATGGTTGGGCTACCCCCTTCAGTTACTGGAGCTTTAAGTAAACCTTTGACTGATTTAGCCATTGATGAGGGATCAAAAGCTTTAAGTGGTTTAGGAGTAAGACGAAGAGGGAGACCAACAAAAGGAGGGGCTATGTATATGAGTGGTATGCGCAATAGAGGGATGAGAGGTGGCGCGATGTATATGAGTGGAAAAGGAGAAAGCGATAATATTGTCTTTACACCTGGAAAAGTTTCACAAAATGATAACTTATTATATATTTAAATCTAACTTATATTAATAAAATGTCGAGAAAAGCAAGTGTTTTAAGTAATTTTAATATAATAGATATTGCTAAACAATTGAATTTAAATGATTTAGTCTTTATAGGGACTCAAGATACATTATTAAAGGTTCCTAAATACAAACGAAAAAATAAATTTTATATAATTAATCTAGATAGAATGCCAGAAAATGGAGGTGAGGGTGTTGGTAATCATTGGGTGATGCTAAGCACACACAGCACCCCTTTTTATGGAGATAGCTATGGAATGCCACCACCCAAAAGAATAATGAATTTCATTGAGTCATTAGGATACACAAATATGGATTATTTAGATGCTCAAATCCAATCATTAAAATCTGAGGTGTGTGGTTGGTATGCTTTGATGTTATGTGATATGATGAACCAATATTATAAAAAAGGTAAAACATTCAACCAATTTATTAATGACTTCCTTAATATGGGTTGGAACCTGGACCGTCAAGAAAAAAATAATTATAAGATTGTGAATAAATATTTTTCTAATAGAATATAATATGGATAACGGTATTATCATAAGTTTATGTACTATTCTAAGTGCTATTACTTTATTAATGCTCAAGTTGTGTTTCAAGTCAAAGTGTACTGAAATTAGTTGTTGTTTTGGATTATTAAAAGTTAAAAGAGATGTTGAAACAGAAAGGAAAATTGAAGATGTTGAAATCAAACATAATATTGATAATAATGATGTAAATAATGTTGTGTAAAAATAAAAATCTTTAAAAATATTTTCATTATTTAAATATATTTAAAGGAAAATTAATTTCTAAAGTATATTAATATGTCTGAGCAAAATAGTTTAGTTATTTCTGAGGAAGAAAAAAAATTAATTTTAGAAAATATTAAAAATGAATTCAAGTTAACAGCGAAGAAACGCGGAAGAAAACCCAAAGCCCAAGAAGATAAAGTATGGGACCAACCACAATACAAAAAAGATTACTTTAATAAATATTATCATGAAAAAATCAAAACTAAAGAAGTTCAAATGGAAGACTGCCCAGAATGTGGGAAAAGTTATAATCATCTATGGAAGAGCCAACATAAAGCTACTAAACACCATCTATTATTTATTGAGTTGAAAAATAAACTTTTGGACGAAAAATTGTCTAAAAATGTTGTCGAATAAAAAATGTTTAGAAATTTTTATAATATAATTTTTAAAGAAAATATTATATTATTTAAAGAAAAAAATATTATCTATTATATATATATAATGGATAAAAAAACATCTAGTATTGTTCGCGAGATGAAAGCACTCGTCAAGACTATTGAAAAAGAAACAAAAAAGATTTCATCTAAGAAGCAAGAAAAACAATTTGCTCTTACCCTCAAAACATCAGAACAACAATTATTAGCCATTCAATTGAGTGGTCATATGAATAAAGCTCTTTTTAATAAACTTACGACAGTAAGCAAAAGACCTCAACTCAAAATGTTAGACGAAAATATTGATCTTCTTAAACAATATCAAGAAAAGTTAAGATTAGAAGACGATGTATCCAAACTGAATATTAAAGTATTTAACCAAAATAGAAAACAACTGAGATTAGATAATGATGCTACTTATCATGTCTATATTAAAGCTGAAATTATTAGTGATGTAGCCATTGATATTGGAGGTAAAAAAGAAATTGATGATTATATGAAATTAAATAATAGTGATATCAATGTTGCTGGTATTTTTTGGAGAAGTATGGTTGAAAAATATCCAGAACACTATGCTTCTAAAATTACAAATCAAACAATCATTGTCAAAGGAAAAAATAATATTAGAGATGAAATTAAAAAAATTATTAATTCATACACGTCTTATTCATATGTTAATTTTATTAATTTATTAAACGTTCACATCAATAAACAGATTTTAGATGAGAATGACTATAGATGGCTTGGAGCAGAAATTACTGATAAACAAAGTTTAAATAAAAGAGATGATGGCTCATTTGCTTCTAACTATTTTTACAAGTTTTTCAAGGCATGGGACATCGGATATAAATATCATGCTTGGAACCTTGATATTAATAATGAAACACCTTTTGAATGTGTGCCAAATGCTTTATATAAAGTATTAGGAAATAGACAATCTGGCAAATTCGATGCTAAAATTGCTAATGGTGGTATTGAATATGTTAAAGAACAACTTAATGAATGTAATGATTTAGATTTTGGACTTGACAACGACACCCCAGAGGGCGCAATGAACAACACGAAAGGATACACCCCTGAGGATATTATTAAATTCTGTAATAATCATAAAGTAAGATGCTGGGGGTTCAATTGGAAATTAGAACAATTTATTACAAACCGCGATAGTGGTATTTCATTTAGGAATGACATTCCTAGTTTTGTGTTTTATATGAATGATAAACATATTTATTTAATTGATGATAAATCACTAAGACAATCATTATTAAAATCAAATAATAATTCTGACCTTATTTCTATTTTAGCTAAAGAAAAAAAGAAAGAAACAAAAGAAAGTGATGAAACCCAAGACGAAGAAGCAACTACATCACCTGAAGGCATAGTTGATATCCCCTTTGAAGATTGGGTCAAACATGAAAAAGAAACTATTTATATTACAAAACCTAAATTAGTGAATGATACATTTTATTCATTAATTAAATCTGGTCATATTTATAATAAACAACTCAAGTTAAATGAAAACGATGGTATTGTTAGATTTGAATATGAAAAAAAGAATACTATTGTTTATAATCCTGATTATTATGATGTTAAGAAAACAATTGACAATCTCAACAAGTTCTATAAAGAGCAAAGATATACATTTAATAATCAAAAATTAAATACACTTGCTGTAGAAGTGTTAGAGAAAGAATTCGGTGGATATCAAACATCAACAATGAATAAATTAGGTGATGAAATATTTCATTCTGATTTTATTAGAAATACTGTATTTAATGGATGGTTATCAAAGCCTGAGATTACCCTAATTGAACAAAATAGATTATCAGAATATACGATATCTTTAGTAGACCGTAAAGTAATCTTACCTAAGAATTCCACAGAAGTCAAAAGCTTTATTAAACAATACATTAAAGAAAATAAAAATAAGTATGAAGCTGTTGATGATATTGTGAATGAGATAATTAATGATGACATTTATAAGCGAAGAAATGGTAAAGAAGAAGTAGATGAAGAAGAAATAAGCAATAAGATTAAAGGTTGGTATAAAAATCTATCTGGATACTACTTAAAAGTCGATAATATCCATTATATTCATGGTAATGTATTTATGTATAGATTCAGTAATATTATTTATATTTATAATAAAGATAAAGATGAATATGAACCTATTGAAATTAATACTCTTTCCTCTTATGATTACAATAAACATTATACATCTTGTTTAATGGGTAAAGATGTTAAATTCGGATGGCCTATTTATAATGTATTTGATGAAGTCAAAAGATTTGATGGAAATTTAGAAACTGGCTATTATTTTGTTGAGACAGATAACTTTTTCCCATTTAAAGGTAATGGTTGGTATGATGCTGATTTAGTTAATTATGGTTGCTCACAAGACATTATTTATCCTGAAAATATTACACATCAATATAAATCATCTAATCAGTTAGAACCACAATATTTTGAAAAGTTTATTAACTTTGTCTATGATAACTTTCAAAATCCTAAAGGTGCGATGAATAAATTCAATGGATTATTTGGACATGATTACAAAAATAAAAATATCCATCATTTTACTACTGATGCTAGAAATGTATTTATGGAATTAGTTCAAAACAAAGAAGCAAAAGTTAAAAATATTTATCATGATGAATTCACAAAACCTGATAAGGTTATTGACCTTGATGATATGGATGTTAATGAATATATTAGAAAAGATAAACCATTATGCTATCATGTTTATAATGATGCTCAACAGAAAATGTTTAATAATGCGCTTCCATTCTTTTATAAGGTTTATAATCTTTCAGCGATGAAAATGTATCAAATGGCTCAAAAAATAGGGGGCACTGTAAGAGGCATTTTTACTGATACTATTATTTTTCAAGGAGATATTAAAGAACCTGAATTAAGTAAAGAAATCGGAGGAATTAGGGAAAGTGGATTAAAACTATTTACAAAATGTATTTCAACTGAACCAAGAAAAGGAGAATTTAAATTACCTAAATTACAATACAACTATATTAAAGATTTCAAATTAACAGACAATAAATCAGTTTTTATAACTGGTGATGCTGGAACTGGTAAATCATACAAAACGAACGAG